TCAGCCCTTCTTCCTGGAGTCGCTATACATCCGTTGTGCGCTGTCCGGACAATAGGCCATCGAGCCGCCGGGTCGCTTGAATTTCCCGTCCTGGGTTTCGCGAAGAAAGATCGTCTTCTTGTCGATCTTCTTCAGGAGGATGATCTCCTTGTACGGATGTCCTTCTCTGTCAGCGGAATCGCAGACCACGTCGAGTCTGATGCTGCCGGGAGCGGTATCCGATAATTTGGTGATCTTGCAGCCCTCCTCGCCGCCCGAGATGAAATTGCCGCTCCAGTCGATCTGTGTGTCGCCGTATTCCCCGCATCTTGCATCGAAATTGCGGCCCGGCGTTGCATAGGTGCCGTCTTTCGGGCGCCATTGACCGGGCGCGCTCTTATTGGGCGCTCTCTTGTTAAACAAATTCTTGTTGGACAAGCTCTTGGGGCCTTCCTGAGCGTGGGTAGGCAGGCCAGCGCACGACAGCAAAAGCGCGGCAAGCATCGACAACGAGGTGAAGTGCTTCATCCGATTCAGTTTCACGAATCGATTCCTGTATGAGGTTCTCTGGTGAGCGGTCAGAGGGGGCAACTTCAGAATAGCGCATCGATCACAGGTTGAGCAAGTCGCGTGCAAATTGGCATTGCCTGGTTCGCATCAATCCATTCAATGATTTGGGAATCCAAATCAAGCAACGAAGACTGGTCCGCGATGTGGCGCAGGCGCATCGGTCTGCCCTAGGGTGAGCGAGCGCATCCATTGTCCATTCTGAAAATTCCGACGGCGAAGATATTCGAGCCGCTGTTGAAACCTGCGCGCTACAAGGGCGTTTACGGTGGACGCGGCTCGGGAAAATCGCACTTCTTCGGCGAGCTCCTCGTCGAGACCTGCCAGGCCGAGCGCGGTACGCTCGCGGTCTGCATCCGGGAGGCACAGCGGACGCTGGCGCAGTCCTCGCAGCGGCTGATCGAAAGCAAGATCTCGAGCCTTGGTCTTGGCCACGGCTTCAAGCTCTTCAGCGACAAGATCGAGACACCCGGGGACGGCTTGATCATCTTCCGCGGGCTTCAGGATCACACGGCTGACTCGATCAAATCATTGGAGGGATTTCGCATCGCCTGGATCGACGAGGCGCAGTCGTTGAGCGCACGCAGCCTCGCATTGCTGCGGCCGACGATCCGCGCCAAGGACTCCGAGCTCTGGGCGAGCTGGAATCCGCGCCGCAAGAGCGATGCAATCGACGATTTTCTGCGCGGGCGCCGGCCGGATGGGGCTGCCGTCGTGAAGGCGAATTGGCGCGACAACCCCTGGTTTCCGGATGTGCTTACGGAGGAGCGGTTGCTCGACCAGAAGCTCTATCCGGAGCGCTATGATCACATCTGGGAAGGCGAATATGCGCGCGCCTTCGAAGGCGCCTACTTCGCCTCGCTGCTGTCGGAGGCGCGTGCGCAGGGGCGGATCGGAAAAGTTGCCGCCGATCCGCTGCTGCCGCTCCGCGCCTTCATCGACATCGGCGGCGCGGGCGCTGCGGCAGATGCCTTCACGATCTGGGTCGTGCAGTGGGTCGGGAGCGAAATTCGCATTCTCGATTACTACGAGAGCGTCGGCCAGGTGCTGGCGTTTCACGTCAACTGGCTGCGATCGCGCGGTTACGGCAACGCCATCCTCTATCTGCCGCATGACGGCATCGCCGCCAACAACATCACCGGCAAGCGCTATGAGGATCATTTGCGCGAGGCGGGCTTCACGGTCGAGCCGCCGGTGAAGAACCAGGGCCCGGGTGCGGCGATGATGCGGATCGAGGCGCTGCGGCGGCTCGGGCCGCAACTCTGGTTCAATGCAGAGACGACCGAGCCTGGCCGCGAGGCGCTCGGCTTCTATCACGAGCGCAAGGACGAGACGCGCAACATCGGGCTCGGCCCCGAGCATGACTGGTCGAGCCATGCCGCGGATGCGCTGGGATTGATGGCGATCTGCTACGAGCAGCCGGGCAGGGTGACTGCGTTCAACCGGCCGATCCGGTACGTCGAGCAGGGATGGGTGTGAACGGGGTGGCGAGGCGCGGTGAAACCTGTGGTTGACAATGTTCTTGTTATGTTCTAAAAAAGTGTGGTCTCTACCGCTGCGTGAGTTTTGCAATGTCAGCGTTTGAAATACTGGTCGACCTGATTGGATATTCGATCGCGCGAGCTGCCTTGCCAGTCCTTTCATTCGGCTGGATCTATGTCGAACCATTCAGTGCAACTCCGCAGCCATTGCAGTGGCCGTGGTATCGCCGCGATGCGAATGGACGTGTCGAACTCCGGCAGGTGGTTGCAGGTTGGATCGGATTTGGGATCTGTATTCTCGTGTTGCTGGTTACGGCGCTGGCTATCCATACCGCTTTCAGGTGAGCCAAAAGCCGGATGAGATCGCAGATAACAGGAGACAAGGGGCGTGAAGTTCAATCGAGGTGGCCTGATCTGCGTTGGTCTCTATGCGTCTTATGTTCTGTTCATGCTCGTCGTGGCCTATCTCGCACTCGACGGCAAGACGCGTGGATTTTTTCTGGCGCTTAGCGCTCTTCCCGGCTGGTTGGTCGTTGGAGCCATGCCGGAAGCGCCGATGGAGTGGCTGCTGGTCAACTATTATCCCGTCGTTGGCTTCGGCGTGTATCTCGTGAGTATTGCCTTCGCCTATTTGTCCGGATGCATTCTCGATAAGATTATTCTCGGCACCGCGCCGACGCTGGAGCGTCTTGATAATTGGTGGTTCGATCGGGTCCACCGGGACGATCGATAGTCGTGGTTGCCTGATCGATGGAGCTGGCCGCACCGCCGGCGCGCCTTTCCATCAATGCAACGTCCTTCAATAATTCCAGTGCGTCGGAGCTCCGCTGGGAGCAGGCGCCAGGTTCAGGAGCAATCGATGCCGGATCGACATGCGCTCACAATTCAACTCAATCCGTATGGGGTCGGTCACGCGGCCGTTACCCTGACCGATCCGTCGGGGCAGACCTACGCAGGCTTTGGTCCGGGGAAGCACAACATGCCTATCTGGCCAGGCAAGCTTGACGTCCACACCGTTCCAACGGGAGCGACGTCGCTGCCTTCCGATTTCTCCAACGTGTTCGGCGACGACCATCGGACCTATACGGTGCCGATCACCGCGGAACAGGCACGGGCCGCGCATACCGAGATCGATCGCATCGGCCGCGAGGGACGCTGGTACAACGCCCTGAAGCTCGATCCCCGCGTTTGCACGACGATCGTGGATCGCATCATGCGAGCAGCCGGCGTAAATGCAGGGCTCTATGTGCTTCCCGGAGTCAACGATGAATATCTCTCCGATATTGCCGACACGCTGGCGCACGATCCAAAGGCGAAGGTCATGCGACAGCATCCGTTGCCGATCCCGGACGCGCTACGCGATCTCCAGCGGGATTACGCCTATATCGGCGGAGGATACGATACGCCTTCGGAGCGCGTGCGACGTCTGCCATCCGGTCAAGGCGGTGATGATGCTGTGCGGCAGGATCAGGGGGCGTCGTTTGCCGAGAGATTCGGCCGTTGGGAGGCATCTCCAGCCGGCAGCGTGCCTGCTCGCGATGCTCTCGAGGAGAGCGCTCCTGACGTGCTTGGTGCTGCACGTCGCAGCGACGTTCGCCGGCTGACCCGGCAACCGGCTCCGAATGCGACGGACGTCTTCACAACCGGCACTTCGCCAGTGCCTTACTTGCCGTTCTTTGGACTTAACGAGCGATTTGGCGGGTGAGGTGTGCGCTCCACCCCGTGCGCAGCACTGGGAAGCACGCCGATGGGCGAGTTCGGATGAGGCCGGCTCTTCCCGTCGCCAATCCTGGGAGTTGAAGATCAAGCCAACAGGAGGCGGCTCGACGACAAGAGCTGGTTTGTCCCTCGGGTTTGGCCATTCAAAGTGTCGCGCCGAGTTACTACGTGCCCGTTCGCTGCTGCGAACAAGTGCTGATGGGAAAGGTTGTTCATGCCGAAAATGCCAATCTCCGAAGTGAAGGCGATGCTCGCCGCCGAGAAGGCCAACGCACTTGCCGCAATGTCGGCGGCGCGGCTTGCCGAGGAGCGGGCCGATGCGATGGATTATTATCTCGGCGACATGCGCAAGGACATGCCGGCGCAGGACGGCCGCTCGCGCGCGGTGTCGACCGACGTCGCCGATACCATCGAGGGCCTGATGCCGTCACTGATGGACATCTTTGCCGGCTCCGACGAGGTCGTGCGCTTCGAACCGGTAGGTCCGGAAGACGTCGCGGCCGCGCAGCAGGAGACGGACTACGTCAACCACGTCTTCATGCAGCAGAACGGCGGCTTCATGGTCCTCTATTCCTTCGTCAAGGACGCGCTGCTGTCGAAGGCCGGTATCGTCAAGGTCTGGTGGGAGGAGCGGGAGGAGGAGGGCCGTGAGACCTATTACGACCTCACCGACGACCAGTTCGCGCTGCTCGCTCAGGACGTCGCGGAATCGAACGGAGCGATGAAGATCGTCGCGCACACGGTGCATGACGTCGGCGGCAGTGCCGGAGAACACGGAGCGGCGAATTGACCAGGTGAGTGCGAACGCTGAGTAGCGTCTCGCCGGCCGAATGGAGACGTCGGCGCCTCGGCACACGGTGAGGACGACGTCACATCCACACGCTGTACCAGTCGCTATTTTTTCTCGACGCGTCCGAAAATTCTGAGGAATGCGAGGCCCGAGAACGTCGCCACGAAAGCGAGGAGCAGTTTTCCGGGCGCCTCGGATCCATAAATGACGTAGCCGAAGACCCCGAAGAGTCCGAGTATCAGGGAGTGTTTGAGGGCGGTTCTCAGGCGACCCGCACTTTCTCGTCCCGGAGGTGGCGGCATTTTCAATCTCGCTGATTTCTTATCTGAAGTCGTAACATGGGTGGAATGGTATGGCTGTCGATAATTTGCTGGTTCGCCTGATTGCAATGTTTGGAAAAGGGACGTTGTCGAACAGGCTTTCGCAATATGACCCGCCCACTCGCGGCGATATTCTCCATGATGGTCTCGTCGGAGCGGGGAAGACCTGGGGTGGCGTCCTCGGGACTGCGGCGGGAATAACCGGCGGAGAGGCCGTTGCTGGTCCATATGGAGCAACTGCGGGTGCGTTGGCACTGGGACCCGCGGGAAATCTCGCAGGAGGATGGGCCGCGCATGGCGCCTATCTTCAAGGTCTGCTCATCGACGACATTCTCAGGCACCCCGAGAACTGGACCGTTGACGCTGCAGGCGCGATCGTCCCTGCAATGCCAACCATTGCGGCCGATCCGCCACGACAGAGTGAGAGCCGTTCGAGCGTCTTCGATACAGGCGCACCTGCGATTCAGCATTCTCCAGCGCAGTCCGAAAGAACTGATGGGGTCCCCATGAACTTCGGCGTGCCCGGCATGTATCCATTGAAGCCTGCGCCGCAGGCAGGTGGATTGCCCGGGATGCTCCAGGACTACATGCGCAACAATCCCGACGGCGATACAAGGCGCTGAACGCCAGGTTCAACATTATTTCGCGCGCGAGTTCGCAACGTTGCACTGTCCGAACCATCATTCCCTGGATTGGCATGAGGATGATCTGCGTTGACGAGGTTCCCGTTATGTTCTATCGTTATCACAGATTGTGCGGCCTTGCCAACACCCTCGGACTGTCGCGGAAGCACACATACGTTTGCCTCGCGAAGCCTGGTCCACCGAAAGGACGTCATGGCAGCTCTCTTCACGGTTTTGGCGGGGATAGCCCTCATCTGTACAATCGTCGTGTATCATCAGGTCTATCCTGCAGTGAAGCTTGTCAGGGGATCCTGCCTGGCGGTTCTCTGCATCGCGTTGGCGCTCCTTCATCTGGTCGGGCGGACGTGATGGTCTTCGGCTGCGTGTTTTTGGTAGCCTTTGTCTACAGCGTGTTTTCAGCAATCAGGTCTTCGCGAATTTACGAGCAGAATTGCAAGAGGGCTCAAGCCCGAGATGATGAGCAGAACCAACGAGCGACAAGGGGACTTATGGGGATTCACATATGGAATTCCGTGGCTGGGGGTCCGGAGGACGTCGCCGCCGCGCAGCAGGAGACGGACTACGTCAACCACGTCTTCATGCAGCAGAATGGCGGCTTCATGGTTCTCTATTCCTTCGTCAACGATGCGCTGCTGTCGAAGGCTGGCATCGTCAAGGTCTGGTGGGAGGAGCGCGAAGAGGAGAGCCGCGAGACCTATTACGATCTCACCGACGACCAGTTCGCACTGCTGGCCCAGGACGTCGCGGAATCGAACGGCGCGATGAAGATCGTCGCGCACACGGTGCATGATGTGACCGATCCAAATACGCCGCAAGCGCCGTCTTGATGTTCAAGGCCGCGTCGAGCCGGGAGGCCTCCGACGCAATTCCCGTTGCTCGTTGACTCGAACGACTTCAGCGGGCCGGTCGACGAGGTCAGACCCAGGCTTGGGGCACCAGGTCACTTGAGCGATAGACGATCGTCGCCTTCCCAGCCGACACATGCCCAAAGCTCATATTGACTGGTCTGTAGTGAAACGCCGACTCGGTCAAACTACCGTTCACCGAGTGGGATCGTATCTGAAGTGAGCCGCGCGCTGGTAGAACCTGTGGCAATGGTCCTGATCGACTGGCTTGGTCGACTTAGAGTGGTACTTGGCCGGCCGGAATATCAAGTCCTCGCTTGCAGGCGCTGAGCGTGAGACGTAACGAACGCCGGCGTCTGGAAATCGAGGCCACATTCGCTGCCTTGATCGGCCTTGTGATTTGTTGAGCCGGGCTTGCGGCGGTTCTCTACCTTGTTCATTGATCGCGCTGGAACGACCGCGATATGGTCCGTCGGACGACGCCGTGAGCACCGGTATGAGGCTCCTCCATTGGGAACGATCGTCCGTCCTGCGATCTCAACATTGAAAGGTCCCTTTCGTGTGGTTGTTGGAATTCCTCGTGTGGTTCTTCGTGGACCTGCTTTGGTGGCGGCTCAGCTATGAGGTCGGAAGCCGGGTGTTGGCTCTTGTTTCGTTCGGCAAGATGCAAGCCGGACCATGCGACTCTTTCGGATATAACTGGCTCGGCTACAAACGCGATCTGATGGGGCGCCTGAAAATCGAGTCAACTCTCGTTTCAGGCGTTGGACTGATCACTTGTTTCGTTGCACTCGCGGTGATTTTGTACTTCATCCCTTAGTTTTAAACCCGACAGGCGGTTTCCTGCATTTCGCAGACCCAAGAGACGTTGACATTCATCGAGTCGCAATATGCGCGCCACCTTTCCTGACGCGACTTGATCGACTGTCGCAGTCTTGAGGTCGTGTTGTGCACACGGTGGGCATCGAAGATCAGCGGCGGCACGCTGCCGCTTCCATCTGCGCGGTTTCCGCTCGAGGCATTGCTTGCGCCTGATCTCGGTCGCGGGTTGAACGAATGGGCTTCGTCTCCGCGCGGGAGGAGCGCACCTTCAGGTGCGCAAGGTGTCGCGATCGGTCTAGCGAATCCAAAGGCCTCAGTCGCCGGAGGCGATCCGTCCAACCCCGATCGGGTAACCGCCGGCGGACTGCTGGGCCTGATCCAGGACTACATGCGCAGCAACGGGGGCTACTAGACCGGCAGGACCGCGGACACTCGCCTGACGCCCAACAACGCCAAGACCGGGAGCAGAGCAGGATAATGGTCACGATACCAGCGATCATCAAGTCGAGCGCCAAGCGATCATGCCGGCAGCATTTGCAAGATGAACGTGGGGATCGCATTGGCTGGGCCGACAATCCCGCTGGCTCGTCAGGAAGAACGCAGGGGGCTTTTTGTGAGTTCAAGGCCGCGGCGAACCGGGAGGCCACTACCAATCTCAATTTGTCGTCTCCGCGGGGAGTGAATTTGAAGCGAGGAGCGCGCCGGCGGAAGCTCTTCTTGACGATGTTCTTGTTGCGTTCTAATATTATCCTAGATTGCAGCGAGGCGCCAATACTCTCAAGATCGTCGCCGAAGACGTTGCCGTCGGCTTCGTTTCAAGCGAGATGCGCCGATCAATGAGCGCGACAAATCCGGTGATCAGTGGAGATGCGGTGGATGCACGCGGTTCTCGCCTGGAAAGCCAACCCATTACCGCGCCGCCCGATCGTGAGCGCGCTGTTGCTTGCGCTCGGCCTGACGACATCGGGATGTTTCTGGTCCGGACCGTGGCCTCGCGTCGACCTCAATACGGAAGGATTGGGCGAGGGCGCGCTGGCGAAATTTCTTGCCCACAACACTTACTATGACGTCGACGGCATGAAGCAATTGACGAAAAAGTTTGTGATCGAGCAAACGTCTGCCAAGGGCATCTCTCGCGACGATGCAGAAGCCCTTGGTCTGCGGTGTGCGCCGGCGCCCAGCAAAGAGTGCAGCTATTCCGGCGAGTACTGGTTTCGAAACGACCAGCGATATGTCGCGCGAGACTCTCCCGACTACGGAGCAAGGGAAATTTATCATATCGACGTGCGGCTCTCCTATCTGAAGCCGCATGACGCCGTCGTACAAGCTTATAAGCGCTACGTTCCCGATGAATGAGCAGGTGAAACATGGCGGAAGGCCAATATCGCATTGTTAAGGCGCAGTTGCCGCTCCTCGGTGGGCTTGCCGGCCACAATTTTCTTGTGCTTATCGATCCGGCCGGGAAAATCGTCGGCGAATTGCACGGCCTGGCAACGGACGCCGAAGGGCATCCGAAACCGATTGGACATCTGCCGTCGGATGAATTGAAGGGGTATGACAACAAGCATTTTTACCAGCCTGATTTTGCTCAGACCGAATTGGCCTCCGGCGGTCAGGCTGAGATCATGAATATGTGGAATGCCGGCAAGGCTGTCCTCGGCAAGCTAGACGCGCGGAGCCTCCACTACCCATGGATGGGACTCGGCCAAAACAGCAATTCGGTTGCCAGCACGTTGATTGCCGCCATGGGGCGGTCTGAGCCGCCGGTGCCCGGCGGCGCGTTCGTGATGCCAGGCGCCGGGAGCATGTTGCTGGACCCCAAGGACATTCAGGATATCCAGCGCAAGTTCAACATCGGTGCGCTGCGCTCTGGAGATGCGCCGAACGCAGGTGAGCACCCGGACGAAGTCGGTCAGCCGAGCCCGCTCGCAGCGAGGTGGCCATTCGGCCCTGTCGGAGCTCCAAGTGGTCCTGCCGCGGCCGCACTGCCGCAGGGCCTGCGCGGTAAGGCCGTCCCTCGCGTAGCAGGTCCTACGTCACTTGGCGGGCCAGATGGTCCAGCACCATTGGAGCCTCCCGTGCGCTCGCGTGCTCCTGCGCGCTCAGCGCCAACCGTCGATCCGGCGCTACCGCCGCCTTCATTCGGTGCGCCACGTGTGTCTCCACCTGTGCCGGCACCCGCGGATCTCGGAGGGATCGGCTCGGTCGGCAACGGCAATGGTGCCGGTGATTGGAAGAACAGCATCGCTCCGGGTGCGGGCAGGACGATCCCCTTGTTTGAGGATCGCTGGAATGCGCTGGGACAAGGTAGCCAGTCGGCAAGTCCCGGGAACGCTGGATCTGCTTCGGGCGGCTATCGACCGCCAAGCGCATCACAATTGATGTTTGATCCGGGCTCGTTGCGTGCCCCTGCGCAGTCGCTCCGTGCTTCTCCCGGTTCCGCGGGCTCTACGCCTCCGGAGGAGGTGCGGCGTCTCACACGCGTCAACACTTTGAATTCGGACAATGCGCTCGCTTCCGGAAATGCGGCGACCAGCGTGTCTGACGGAATGTTCGCAAACGAGCCGAGCCATTCCATTCAGTTGCCAATTTGGGGATTTGAGAATCGTGGCGACGGCCGAAACGAAGCCGAGCAATGGTTCGCGCGCTGGATCCGGCCGCTTCTGCGGGAGTGAGCGGGGCGCAAATGGTGGCCTTGCATTGTGTTGACGGCGGCCGATGCGCCTCATCTGGCTAGCATGCCGGCAGCAGTCCGAAGTGCTGCTTACTGGACGAGGATTCGCGAGGCGCGTCCGCTGGCATGGCAGGCGCCACCTGTGGTGGTGAGGTGTCCCCGGTAGGGCGCTCGAAGGAGTAATCATGCGGCGGCAGTTTCGTTGGATTGTGATGGCGGCGGCCCTGGTGACGATCTGCGTCGCGTGCTCGCCTGCGATGGCGATCGGTTATCTATCCGGGGTCCTGGAAAAGGCGGCCTATGTGCGGGCTTTGACGAGTCTGCTCGATAACGCACCGGCCTGGACCCGGGAAATCCTCAAGAGGAACGGCGCCTATGTGAGCAGCTGGCGAGTAACTGAGGACATCGACGGGACCACGTACGAGCTGTTCAACATGTGCGTGCAAGTAGCAAAATGTATCGACACTTCAATCGTCCTCATGTTTGCGCCAAACGGCACGCAGGCGTGGGCCGGGCTGAGCGAAAAAGGGGTTAAGTCCTACCTCGGAGGTCCAAGCGAGGCGCAGCAGGTGGTGCTGAAACGACAGCTCTATGTTCCCGAGCCTCCGCCGGCGACTGGGCCCTATCTGTTCGATGTGATGAAGAGAAATCCGGCCTATGCGCGAGCATTGAATGGATTGCTCGATCATGCCGACAAGCTGCCGACTTGGGCTCAGGGAATGGGCAAAGGCAACGGCTGGGCCGTCCATTCACCCGTCACGAAGGCCACGATCGACGGGACAACCTACGAGCTGTTCGCCACCTGCGAGTCTCAGAATTGTAACCTCAGCTAACTGACCGTCATGTTTGCTCCCAACGCCACGCAGGCGTGGGGAGCTCTGTTTGAGGAAGGGACCATTTCCTACCTCGGCGCGCCGAGCGCTGCCCAGCAGCGGGCTCTGCGCGAGACGCTGGGCGACTACATCGGCAAATAACGTGACGAAGCCGCAGCGTGCGGCAACTCCTGCAATGGTGTGGCGGCTCCTGGTTCGATCGCTGATCGACCGTTGCTGACGAGATCGAGTCGCCGGGTGACGCTCGGCTGCGCTCCCACACCGCCGGCGCGCGGAAACGTCAATCTCTGGAATTGAACAGCGGTCCCAGCGGGCCGCTGTTCTCATTTGTGGAGGCCAAATGGATACTCTTGACAACATCATTTCAGCCGAGAGCGGCGGCAATCCGAACAAGGCGAACGAGCCGAACAAGACGTCGAGCGCACTCGGGGTCGGGCAGTTCATCAACGGGACCTGGCTCGGCATGATCAAGCGCTACCGGCACGAGCTGGCAGAAGGTAGATCGGATGCGGAGATTCTCGAACTTCGCAAAGATCCCGATCTTTCGAGAGAGATGACTGCGAGGTACGCGGCAGAGAACGAAGCGAGGCTTCGTCAGGCCGGCGTTCCCGTCACGCCGACCTCTGCCGGCGGATTGCTAGGCTTGATCCAGGACTACATGCGCTTCAACGGCTACTAAAGCGCGATGAGATTGGGATGAATCGTCATCGCGCTTTAGGTTGTTATTTGCGCATGATCTTTTCGGAAAACCGCTTCGCACTTTTCCGGATCATGCTCTAGACCGCCGCTGCCAGTCGGTACTGGCAAACCTGAGAGTTCAATCCATATGCCCATTCCCTTGCTAGCCCCGGCGCCGCTCGCGCCGATGGGCTCTCTCGTCACGCATGACGTTACCATCGTCACCACGCGCAAGCTTGCGCAGGCGCGGGTGATGGGGGTGCCGCCCGAAGAATTCGGCATCGAGCGCGGTGCGCGCAGCATCCGCGATTGCAATTATTGTTTTCATGAGGTCGTCACCAAGACCGAGGCGCAGCTGATCGCGGAAGGTTTTGATGCCGGCCAAATCAGAGCGCTGCGGCCGCATACCGGCACGACCGAGATCGAGACCCTGGCGCGCGACACAGTCGAGGAGCATCTGTCCGCGACCGCGGGCGGCGGCAGCGCCAATTCGGCGGCGCGGCTGGTGCGTATCACCGAGCACTATGTGCGGATGGATTTCGAAGGCTCGGGCCGCCCTTGCCTCTACCAGGTGATCACCGGCGGCGACCAGGCCGAGATCCTGCGCAAGGATGGCAAGGACTGCATCACCCCGTTCGACGAGATGCCGTTTGCGGCCACCACGCCGGTGCCGGTGACGCACCGCTTCTTCGGCCGTTCGATCGCGGATCTGGTGATGCCGTTGCAACGCGAGAAGACTGCGCTGAAGCGCGGCGCGCTCGACAATCTCTATCTGCACAACAATCCGCGCGTCGAGGTCGCCGAGCAGAACGCCGGGCCGAACACGCTGGACGATCTGCTGGTGTCGCGGCCGGGCGGCGTGGTCCGCACCAAGACGGCGGGCGGGCTGAACTGGCAGGTGGTGCCCGACATCACCACGTCGATCTACCCGATGCTGCAATATATTGACGCCGAGCTCGAGATCCGGACCGGCCTCGGCAAGCAGACGCAGGGCATCGACGCCAACGCGTTGCAGAACCAGTCGGCGACCGCGGTTGCGCAGGTGTTTTCGGCCTCGCAGATGCGGATCAAGCTGATCGCGCGGATCATGGCCGAAGGCGTCCGCGATATCTTCGCGCTGCTGCACGGCACGATCCGCAAGCATGGCCAGCGCGAGGAGACGGTGCGCTTGCGCAACGCCTGGGTCGACGTCAATCCACGCAATTGGAAGACCCGCGACGACATGACCATCAATGTCGGCCTTGGCGCCGGCGGCAAGGCGCAGCAGTTCGCCCAGACCATGGCGATCGCCAACGTCCAGAAGGAGCTGCTTGCCGGCGGCAAGATCAACCTGGTCGGCGACCGTCAGCTCTACAACACCGCGGCCGAGCTCACGCGGATCATGGGGCACAGAAACCCCGACCAGTTCTTCAACGATCCCATGGCTGTCAATCCGCAAACCGGTCAGTTGCTGAATCCGCCGCCGGCGCCGCCACAGCCGCCTCCCGATCCGAAACTGCTGGCCCTTCAGGCGCGGGCGCAGGTCGACGCCGCGCTCACCGCGCATCAGGCGCAGCTCCAGCAACAAAAGGCGCAGAACGACGCGATCCATCTCCAGGTCAAGACGCAAGGGGAGATCGAGCTCGCCAAGATCAAGGCCGCCCTCGACGCCAAGATGGCGGTGCTGGAGACGCATCTGAAGGCGGCGATCGATGTAGGGAAGGCGCAGCGTTCATATCCGCCGGGCGCACGCAAGGCGAGGGACGGTCACCATTATCTGCCGGACGCCAACCGTCCCGGCAAATATCTGCTGGTCGTTCATCATGGATGACTATTCCCTGGTGCCGGTCGAGCATCAGCCGGACTTCGAGAATGCCTCGCTCGTTCCAGTCGACCACGATCCGTTCAGTGATAGCGGCACGGTTCAGCAGGCGCCGTTTCAACAGCCGCAGGCCCAGACTCAACAGACCCAGCCACAACAGTCCGCAACGGGAGTTGGCCGACTCTATGTTGGCCCAGCGGCGAAGATCGCGCAGGCGTCAGAGGAGGGCGAGTCCTGGGATCCAGACAGCGAAACTAACGCCACCTCCATACCAGATCAATCGGTCGCCTCGACACCTGCGAAAGACAAGCCCGCTCCTGATTTGTCGCACTTTATACCGCTCGGCGAGCTGAAGCCGGCGACCTTCACGCCTACGCAGCAGATTGGGAATCACGCTCTCGACGCGCTGTTAGATCTCGGCGTGCCGCTGCACAATGCCCAAGAGCTGACGAAGCGTATCGGCAACTTGTTGAGCTTGACCCCGCTTGGCGTTGCCGGGTCGTTCCTCAATCTCATCGATGCGAAACGCCGCGATGATCTTCCCGGAGGCGTTGAGGCTGCGATCGGACTGATACCTGGCGCAAAGGGCGTCGGGCGCGTCGCCGCCGGAGAAGTACGCGCGCTAACAAGCAAGGTTCGGCTCAATCCGGCGTCCTGGGCGGCCAAAAAAGGATACGCCGGTGTCGGAACGACCGCGAACGGCGGGCCGACTTTTGCAGGAACCGAGCATCTCTATCCTGCCGCAGAAGGGCAGCGAAACATCGTTAAAATAAAACTTACCGGCAGCCGAAGAGGTGACTTTCGCCTTGCGAACCAGGAAGGTAAGTTCGCTGAAACACCGGTTGGGTATAGCTGGCACCATGTCGACGACTTCGAACCGATCAGTGGAGAGGCCTCCCTCGAGCTAGTTAAACAGGAAGCGCATGAATCGGCTTACCCTCATACTGGTTCAGTTGCGCAGTACGCGAAACACCACGGTGTCCGGTATCGGCCCTGACAAGGAGAAAGGCATTGGTTGTTTTTGAACGGACCGCTCCCCCGCTTTCCGAGTTGGACATTAAGCGCGTCGAGCACTTGTTGGGCATACGTTTGCCGCAAGATCTCAAGGAGCACTATCTCCGGCATAACGGCGGAACACCTCGTCCTCAATTCTTCGTCAAAGAAGGAGAGGCATATGACGTCGATAGATTTTTACACATGAAGACACGCGGTATCGAAACAAGTTTCGAGGAAGTCTATGTCAGAATGGTGGATCAGACGCCCGAGTTTCCGCGAGGATACATACCGTTCGCGAAGGATTCAGCAGGTGATTTTTTTATGTATAGCGTGATCTCCAAATCCTTCGGCAATATAATGTTCAATTCACGCGCAGATTACGGAGACGCCGACCGATTTACTTTCTTCCTCGCGCCCACGTTGAGAGAGTTTATCGATTCTCTAACCGAACTACCCGACGGGATGGAATGACAAGAGAGCCGAGCTGATCCATGGAGCTGCTGGATGCCGGCCGACTGCGCCGGTTTGGATAGCTTGATCGATACCAAAATCGTGATTGCGTGGCTGGATGCATCTAAATGAAGGCGTGCGGACCGGCTGCTTGCTCATACAACTTGCCGCCCCGCCTGACAGGCCGCGGCTCTCCGCCGCGGCCCAATTCAGGCAACAGTAAGCACATAACGACGCGATCCATCTCCAGGTCAAGACGCAAGGAGAGATCGAGCTCGCCAAGATCAAGGCCGCCCTCGACGCCAAGATGGCGGTGCTGGAGACGCATCTGAAGGCGGCGATCGAAGCTGGAAAAGTGCAGCGTTCGTATCCGCCGGGCGCGCGCAAGGCCCGAGACGGCCACCACTACATGCCGGACTCCAACCGTCCCGGCAAATATCTGCTGGTCGTCCACCATGGCTGATTATTCCCTGGTGCCGGTCGAGCATCAGCCGGACTTCGAGAATGCCTCACTTGTTCCGGTCGACCACGATCCGTTCAGTGCCGATGGCGTAACGCAGCAGGCGCAAAGCCCGAAAGCGCAGGCGCAACAGGCGCAGACTCAGCCGGCGCAGTCTCAGCAAGCGCAGACTAAACAGCCTGCGATGGGAGCAAGCCGATCCAGCGCACCAATACCTGGCGTGGCAACAACAGACTCCACCGCATCTGCTCTTACGGCAGGGGCCGGTGACTTCTTCAGGTCCATCCCTCGCGGGGTCGTTTCTGGCTTCAATAGCGCGGCCAGCGCATTGGGACGCGCCACGCAGGCCGAGATGGGGCAAGACGTCGACGCGCCGACTCCACAACAGGGAATGCAGATTCTTGAGAAGGAAGTCACCGGACCGATGCACAGGCCGGAAGGCCGAGCGGGCTAATTCGGTGCATCAGTCGGGGAATTTCTCGGCAATCCCGCTTCCTATATGGCGCCTGGAAGCGTGCCTCTCAAAGTCGGAGCGGCTGTGCTGGGAGGCCTGGGAAGCGAAGCCGGAGGCCAACTTGGCGAGGGGACTCCTTGGGAAAGGCCTCTCCGATTCGCCGGCGGTGCACTCGGCGTGCTCGGTCCGTTCAGTGCAGCCAGGTTAGGGACGGGGGCAGGTGCGGCAGAGACTCTAACGCCCGCGGTTATGGACGGCGTTGGACGCGTCGCTGCAAAAGATGCAGACGTAGGGCTTCGGACGCCAAAAGATACCGCGCTCCGCACGCCGGCGTCCCGGGCGGCCGAAAAAGGATATGTCGGTATCGGAACGACCGCGAACGGCGGGCCGACTTTTGCAGGAACCGAGCACCTCTATCCTGCCGCACAGGGGCAGCGAAGCATTGTGAATATGCCACTTACCGGAAGCTATAGAAAAGACTTCGCTCTTGCGAACGAGGAAGGGAAATTCGCTCAAACACCGGATGGATACATGTGGCACCACGTCGACGACTTCAATCCGCAGACTGGAAGGGGCACTTTCGAGCTGGTAGATGAAAAGGCGCACAATGCTACGCGACCTCATGCGGGCTCGGTTGCGCAGTACGTAAGGCAGCACGGAGTACCGTACAAGCGTTGATAAGGAAACAGGCAATGGTAGTTTTCGAACGGACCAAGTCGCCACTTTCCGAGCTGGATATCAAGCGTGTGGAAAACCGCCTTGGTATTCGCTTGCCGCACGATCTCAGGGAACACTATCTTCGGCACAATGGCGGAATACCCCATCCTCAGTTCTTCCCCAAGGATGGAGACGCATATGAAGTCCGAAAATTCTTGCCTATGAACATAGAAGGCCGCATCGGAATGACCTTCGAAGACGCCTATGTCTCGATGGTGGATCAGACGCCCGAGGATCCCGAGGGATATATACCGTTCGCGAACGATCCTTCAGGCGATATGTTTCTTTACAGTGTGAGGCCAGAGTCTTTCGGCAACATCATGTTTATTTCACATGAAGACTATAAGGACCCTGATCGATACATTGTGTTTCTCGCTCCAACACTAGAGCAGTTTATCAATTCTCTCACTGAGCTACCTGAAGGGCTGTAGTGGCAGTGAAGATACGCGGATTTACGGATCCACTGGCAAGATCGAAAATTGTTGCTGGATGCATCTAGGTTGAAAGGCACAGGGAGTCGACGCTTGCTGAAGCAACCTTGTGCACATCGCAGCCGCCGCCTGATCTGAAGCTATTGGCCGTGTAGGCGCGGGCGCAGGTCGAGGCCGCGACCGCCGCGCATCCGGCAGAGGAGCCGCACCGAATGGATGTCACCGAGCCCGCGCTCGATCTCGCCGCATCCGCAGCCCATCATAAATGAAGACACCACAGCCTGATAACGGAGAGGGTACGCATGTCTGACGAGAGCATTCTGGAGCGGGCTGCGGCGAGGGCGGTCCGCGCCGAGGCATTGCTCGATGACGAGCTCCTGAGCGAGGCGTTCGACACCCTCGAGAAGAGCTACATCGCAGCCTGGCGCGCCACCACGGTTGACGATGCACTAGGCCGCGAAAAACTATTCCTCGCCGTCAATATCGTCGGCAAGGTGCGCGATCATCTCGCAGGCGTCGTTGCCAACGGCAAGCTGGCGCGGGCGGAGCTGAAGGTGCTTGCGGAGACGGCCGAGCGACGGAAGCGGTTCGGGATTATTTAGATCCGCGCTTTTCCAACCATAGAGATTGGGCCAACGATCGTAACTACGCTGACCCTGCGCGATACGCACAGGCGCCCGGCAGAGACGTCTCGCGAATCCGCGAACCGGAAGCCGACATTTCCGCGCCATCGCATGTACGAGACCTGAAACCCAAAGTCAGCCAGGCCGCAGTTTCCAGAAAAGAGCGCAGCTCCATCGCTGCGCTATCGGAACAGCACGGCCATCACAAGGAAACATCGATGTCTCTACCGACTTCCACCTTTGTCACCTATTCCGCGGTAGGCAACCGCGAAGACCTCAGCGATATGATCTATCGCATCGATCCCGTCGACACGCCGTTCATGAGCGGCGTCGACAAGGAGAAGGCGAGTGCCGTCAACCATGAATGGCAGACGCAGGCTCTCGCTGCTGCCGACAACAGCAACGCCCAGCTCGAAGGCGACGATCCCAATACCAACGCGACCACGCCGACCGTGCGTCTCGGCAATCTCTGCCAGATCTCCTACAAGGTCGCGCGGGTCTCCGGTACGCAGCAGGCGGTGGATCACGCCGGCCGCGACAATGAGCTGGCGTACCAGGAGATGCTGAAAGGTCTCGAACTCAAGCGCGACCTTGAAACCATCCTGTGCGGGACCAGCCAGGCCAAGTTGGCCGGCAACAGCACGACGCCGCGCAAGACCGCTTCCGTCCTTTCCTGGGTGTTCTCGAACACCTCGAAGGGAACGGCTGGCGGTGCGGCCGACCCGGCGGCGGCCGACGGCACCGGCACGCGAACGGACGGCACCCAGCTTGCCTTCACTGAGGTGCGCCTGAAGACCGTGCTGTCCGCGATCTGGGGCAATGGCGGCAAGCCCGGCACCATCATGACCGGCGCCTTCAACAAGCAGGTGTTCTCGACCTTCACCGGCCGGTCCACCGCGATCGAAGAATCGAAGTCGAAGAAGATCGTCGCATCCGTCGACGCGTATGAATCCGATTTCGGCAAGCTGAAGGTGGTCGCCAACCGCTTCCAGCGCCCGCGCGACGTGCTGGTGCTCGAGCTCGAAAAATGGGCGGTGGCCTATCTCAATGGCCGCAACATGATCTCGATCCCGCTCGCCAAGACCGGCGATTCCGATCGCCGGCAGATCCTGGCCGAATACGCGCTGGTCGCCCGCAACGAGAAGGCCTCCGGCGGCGTGTTTGATAACACCACCTCCTGAGCGATCAGGATCATCCGTTTTACCCTTGTCCACACCTTGGGGCAGCCTTCGGGCTGCCCCTTCTTATTGGAGAGCCCAAGATGCCGCTTCCCGGCAATCGTACCCTCAATACCGCCGATCTCACGGCTTATACGCCATCCTGCGGCGCGAGCCCCGTCGCTGCCTATGTCCGCGTTCCCTTTCGTTGCCGCCTGCTAAAGGTCGCCGGCATTCTCGGCGGCGCGATCACGACAGCTGACGGCACCATCACCGTTTCGGCCAATGCGACGACACTCGCGACCTTCACTGCGACGCAGGCGGGATCCGCCGCGGGCCAGTTGTTCTCGGCCGTGCCGCCGTCTCCGACCTATCTCAACGAGGACGACGTGATCGTGCTGACGCCCGCCGGCGCCTCCGGCGCGACGATCCCCATGCATTTTTCGATCTCCGTGAGGGCCGCCTGACATGCCATTCCTCTCCAAGCAAAACTCCTCGCGCGTCGGCCCGACCCAAACGATTGCCTATGACAGCAGCGTCGGTGCGACCAACGCCTTCGGCTCGGAAACCTATCAGCTCCGTCTGGTCGCCAATTCCGGCTGCTCTTATCGGATCGGCGATGGCGCACAGACCGCGACCCTCTCCGATCCCTATTTGCCAGCCAATGTCGTCGAGTACATCACGGTCAGTCCCGGCCAACGCATCGCTGCGCTGAAGGCCGCGACCAACGGTCTTGTCACCGCGACCGCCGGCACCCTGTGGGTGACGGAGATGTCGTGATGGACGGTGTCTTGATCAGGCCGCATCTCGACAGCAATGGCCGCGAGCTGGCAATCGAGCATGTCCAGGACGTGGCGCCGATCCTGGAGTGGAACAGGCAGGCGCGCCAGGACGAGCAGCACGGGGACTGGGGGCGGCACGTCGCCCGCATCCCCAACGTGATCTACGTCCAATGGCTCAACGAGGAGCATGCGAGGGGCAACACCTCGCTGCGACTGTTCACGCCCGAGTTCGACGCGATTGTGCAGCGGAAGCTCGATGATCCCGCATGGGCCCATTTGCGAACCGACAAGCCGAAATTGCAGGCCGGCTGGTCGGAGGAGCTCAAATGACAGAGATAACCGATTACACCTCGCTGCAAACCGCGGTGACCGAATATCTCGCGCGCGACCAGGACGCGACGCTGATCGCGCGAATCCCGACCTTCGTCCAGCTCGCGGAAGCCAAGTTCAACCGCCAGCTTTTCGTGCGGCAGATGGAACAGCGCGCGACGGCGCTCGTCGACCTCAATTCGGAGGAGCCGGAGTTCATTTCTCTGCCGTCGGATTTCCAGTCCATGCGCAGGGTTCGGCTGTCGAGCGTAACGGGGAAGCCGTGCCTCGAATTCAAGTCGGGGACGCAGATGGATGAATATCGCTTCGCGACGTCCGACGTCGCCGCACGGCCACGCTACTTCACCGTGTTCGGCAACGAGCTCGAGCTCGCGCCGACCCCCGATGCGGCCTACACGATCGAAATGGTCTATCGACAAAACGTTCCGGCGCTCGCGTCGAACGGCAGCAATTGGCTGCTGACCATGGCGCCTGATGTCTATCTCTACGGCGCCCTGCTGGAGTCTGCGCCGTACATCAAGGAAGACGCGCGCATCCAGACCTGGGGTCTCGGGTTCACGTCCGCGCTCGCGGATCTGAACAATCTCGGGCTGACGTCGACCTTCAATGCAGGGCCGATGACGGTGCGCGTTTCGGGACAGGTCATCTAGGAGGGAAACAATGGCAAGCTTCAACAAGTTCTATTGCTTCGTGCAGGACGTCGCGAACGCGCTGCACGACATGAAGACCGGCACGGCGCAAGTCTACAAGGTCTATCTGACGAACGCCGCGCCGGTCGTCACCAACACCGTCTATAACACGCCGGCGGATCTCGGGGCCGGCAACGGTTATACTGCCGGCGGCAACAGCGTCGGCACCATCAGTGGCGCGCAAACGACCGGCACGTTCAAGTTCGTCGGCGGAACCGATCCGGCCTGGACGGCTTCGGGCGGCTCGATCGGGCCGTTTCAATACGCGGTGCTCTACAATTCGACGTCATCGACAAAGCCGCTGATCGGCTGGTGGGATTACGGCACAGCGATCACGCTGACAAACGGCAATACCTTCACCATCGATCTCGACCAGACCAACGGCATTTTGACGATCACCTGATATGGCAGCTTTTCTCAACAATTGCCGGTTCATTCCCACAGCCGGCGGCACAACGGATTGGATCTATGCGTCGACGGTTGGCGGCTGCCAGTCGCCGGCGCTCGCTGGAGCGGTCGACGGTCGCAAGTACAAATTTCTCGCGATCGGCAGCGACTTGATCCAGTGGGAGATCGCGGAGGGCACTTACACGGCTGCGAGCGGAACGTTTGCGCGTACCATCGTGCTCTACAATTCGTCGGGCTCTGGCGCCGCTTCGGGCCAGAGCGGCGTCGGCACCAAGATCAATTTCACGGTGGCGCCGAATGTCGCTATTGTCGGCGTGAAGGAGGACTTGATCTCGGTCGAGGAGCCGAACGCATTCACTTTGGCACAGATGGCGCAGGCGCGCGCCAACCTCGGCCTGACGAAGAAGAATTACCTGGTCAACGGCGGGATGCAGATCAGCCAGGAGAACGGCACAGGATCAGGCAGCTCAAACCTCTATTACCCGGTCGATCAGTGGTACATTCAGCACACGCTCTCCGGTGGCGCTTACAGCTGTGCGCAAGTCGCTTCGTCGACGCCTGGCGGTTCGACCCACCGCATCCGTGTGACGGTTACCGCGGCGCAGGCGACGGTGGGAAGCAGCGTTTGCTTTCTCCAACAGAAGATCGAGGGCTTGCGCGTTGCCGACCTGAAATTTGGAACGGCGAATGCGAGGACCGTCACCTTGCAGGTCGGATTAAAAGCGCCAGTTGCGGGCACTTTTACTTGTTTGCTGCAGAACAACGCTACAGATACGACGCTATCGGGATCGTTCACGGTCGCCGCGGGCGAGGTCAATACTGACGTCGTCAAGTCGGTGACGTTTGCCGGCGCAACGTCGGGAAGCTGGGCGCAAGACAACACCAATGGGATGTACGTCTACGTCTATCTGATGCAGAGCGGTGGCGCGAGCATCTTTGCGACCAACGGAAATGTATTCGAGCTGTTCGACACGGGACTCTACGAAGGCGCAACGGCGCCGCCGTTCCAGTGTCCGGACTATGCGAGCGAACTGCTTGTCTGCCAGCGCTATTACCAACTCGTACCGTGGGGTATCGAGGCCTATGCGCCTGGCGGCAACACGCGTCATCAGTCGACAATCGGCTTTGCTCCGAAGAGAACATCTTCTTGGTCGGTGCAGCGCAAGGTGGCGCCGAGCGTAGCCACAAATATCCGCGCGAGCGATCCGACAACATTCGTTCTGCTTGGCGCGTTCAGTGCAGGGGTCGCGCACGCTAGCATCTCGTCGGAAAGCGCCGCTGCCGGCTTGATGCAAGTCTACACGATAATCGATGCGATCAACGCGAGGCTATGATGTTGGAATATAATCTTCGTCCCAACGGCTGGGCGTTGCGCGCCGCTGACCAGGCAGGTTTCTCATTGAACGCGGGTCCCGAGAACGCCGATTGGCTTCGATATCAGGATTGGCTCGCATTGGGGAACACCCCCGACGCGATCCAACCGACACCTGCGCCGGTGCCGCCGGAAATTTCGGACCGGCAATTCTTCCAGCAACTCGCCGTGCAGGGGCTAATCTCGCAAGATGAAGCCCTGGCTGCGGTGAAGACAGGTGATATCCCGGTTGCGCTGCGGCTCGTCATCGAGCGCTTGCCTCCCGGACGACAATTCGAGGCTACCATGTTCATTTCGGGGGCGACGACGGTTCAGCGGAGCCACCCGTTGACAGTCGCAATCGGCGGGGCCTGTGGCTGGACGATCGATCAGATCGATGGGTTGTTTCGGGCTGCTGCGGAGCTCTAACTCATGTCTCTTCTCGGCTTCGACGCCCTTGGCCGATGGGCGCTGGCCCAGCTCCCGGGCAACGGCAATTTTGCGCTTCTGACGATACGGGGAGCGGTCGCTCTCGCAGGACAGGCGGCTGCATTCGGGAGATCCGGGCCGGGAGCAGCTGCCAGCTTCCTGGCCGCCGGAAGTTTGACGGGCTTCAGGTTGGCGGAACAGGCGGGGCAGGTGCCATTCCTCCTGGCCGGCAATGCAGCCGCATTCGGATCCTCTCAGCCAAGTTTCGGTGGTTCGTTCCTGCTGACTGGCGCGGCGACGAACTTGACCGTTCGGGTGGTCGCGTCGGCTGGAGCGGTTTCGTTGTCAGGGACGTCTCTCCCATTTTTCGTGTCGCTTGCCTCCGGACGCGGCGCATTTGCCTGGGCCGGAGGCGATTCGACCTACGACCGGGACCACGAGGCCTGGGTCCGACGACCGTTCGATACGATGTCGTGGCAGACAGAGGCGGCGTTGCCGCCGCTCAGCTGGAGCGGTGTTGCTCCTGCTGCGAGCGTCTGGACCGCTGACGTGCAACCGGCGAATGCGTGGACGCCGGCTTTGATTGAACCCGAACCATGGACGACCGAATAATGCCGCTTCTTTCTTATGGCGAATACCGCCCCGATGTCAGCGACTACGAAGGCCAGGCTACGCGCAATATCCTCAACGTGATTCCGCGCGGCGACGGCTACGGACCGTTTCCATCCTATTCGGCCTACACATCGGCACTGTCGGCGCCATGCCGGGGGGCGTTCTACGCGCTGAAGTCGGACGGCACGGTCGTGACCTTTGCCGGCACGAGCACCAGGCTCTATCGGCTCAACAACATCGATTTCACCTGGATCGACGTATCCAAGGGTGCCGCGTCCTATTCGGCACTTTCCGCCACCGCACAATGGCAGTTCGCCCAGACCGGGAATTTTGTCTTCGCGACGCAGGCCAATGCTGTGTTGCAGGTGTTCGATCTCTCGTCGCCGACGGCTTTCGCCGACGCGTTGGGGGCACCGCCGCCGGCCGCTTATATCAGTGTGGTCGGACGCTTCCTGGTGCTATCAGGACTGCTGTCGACGCCATACCGGATCCAGTGGTCCGGATTAAACAATTTCAACGCGGCCGATAGCTGGACGAGTGGGGTCAAGTCGTCCGACTTCCAGGACTTTCCGGACGGCGGTATCGTTCGCGGCGTCGCCGGAGGCGAGTCCGGCATCGTCTTTCAGGACCAGGCGATCCGGCGCATGTCCTATGTGCCGGGCTCGCCGATCATCTTCCAGATCGATCGCATCACTCAGGACAAGGGCCTCTACGCCCCGTACTCGATCATCCGTGCCGGCGAGCGCATCTTCTTCTACGCCGGCCAGGGCTTTCACAAGATCGAGCCCGGTGGCGTGCCACAGCAGATCGGGCGCGAGAAGGTCGATCGCAGCTTCCTTGCCGATCTCGACAAGGGCAACCTCCAGCTCTTCATGGGCGCGGCCGACCCGCGCTCCACGCGCGTGTACTGGGCCTATAAGTCGGTGTCCGGCACGGTTGGTACCTACGATAAGCTGCTCGGCTACGATTTCCTGCTTGACCGTTTCTTCCCCGTCGCGGTGACAGGTGAGTATCTGCTCGGCATATCGCAGACCGGACTGACGCTGGAGAATCTAGACAGCATTTCATCGTCGCTGGATGCGCTGACGCTGAGCCTCGATGCGTACGCGACGGCAGTTCAGCCCGAGATCGCGCAATTCTCGAACGCTCATGTGCTCGGTTTCTTTCGCGGCCCCAATCTCGAGGCAATACTGGAAAGCCCGGAGCAGGGCACGGATGAGAACCGCATTACCATCCGCGGCTTCCGCCCGGTGACCGATGCTGCGACACTGTTCGGCTCGGTGTCCTGGCGCGATACGCCGGCTGCGGCGGCAACGCCGGGTGCGGAGGTCTTGGTCAATATCCGGACCGGCCGCTGCGACGTCCGGCGCGACACCCGCTATTCGCGCTTCAAGGTTCGCATCCCCGCCGCGACGTCGTGGTCCTTTTGCGCCGGAATCGTTCCCGATCTCACACCCAACGGCACGTTATGACGGCTTACGTTCCCGGCATCACCGAGACCGATCTGAAGAAGATCGTGCTCGCGATCCAGCAGCTCGCGGCGGGGCGGTCGAATGCCGTTGGAAGCGTGACGCTGTCGATCGGAGCAGCGAGCACAACGGTGACGACGACGAATTGTGCGGTGGGATCGGTGCCGATCCTGGTGCCGGCGTCAGCGACTGCGGCGGCAGAGGTGGGCAACGGGACGATGTATGTGAGCGCCGTCGCGAACGGCGCGTTCACGATCACGCATGCGAACGCCGCGACGGCGGGGCGTCTGTTTTTGTATGCGGTGGTGGGATGAGCCTACCAACTCAGTAAGGGAGACTTTGCGAAATGCCTGACATGAGTTCCCCGAGTGACTATGGGGCATCTATGCGTGATCCAGGAGAGACCCTGGGATTCCTCGAACGCTTGATCCAACGGCAACCACAGAATTCATCAGGCTCCGATGGTATTCCAAGGCAGGGGACGGCAACATCGAGCTTTGCATCAGCTCGGCCAGCAAAAATTCAATCCAGTTTCGATCCGGATTTCAGGCAACTGATGCGGACTCCTTCAACGCGGGAGCAGAGTATCGCTGGCTCATCATCGATCCCCGGCCGATCAGAGGCTCGCGTAGCAGACGCAGCGAACGACAACTACGCGAGAGATGCGCAGTGCACAACCGCATCTTACGATTGTCTAAGTCATAGTTGGGATGCAGATTATGCCGCCGCGTGCAGAAAAGCCTACCTATTGTGTTTGAAGGCCGGTGGGTATGCGCAGCAGTCAGGAACTACCGTTCTGTTCAACTTTCCCGACCGTGGGCGAGTGATTTTGTACGGCGACGGAACCTCCCGGTATATTCCGTCGACAAACCCACCCCAAAAATAGAGGTCGGACGAGGCGTCAGACCGATGATGGCGATCCCGCCTGGCGCAGTCCCTTGAATGTCGTGCTTCTCCCAAGTTAGGCATATCATGATCCATCTCCGCCAATCGGGACCTTCCCATGAGCGCCCAGCATCCAGACATCAAGGCGCCTCCGCTGGAGCCAATCGGCGAGGCCATCGTGGATGGGCACTGGGAGTTCTGCGCACGGTGCCGAGCGTTCGTTGCCCCCTTCCTCTTGAAGAGCAATTGCGAGTTCCAGCGTGAGCTCGTTACGCGTAGCGCCGAATGGGGCCTCATATGGCGGGGCGATTACGTTATTGCGGATTTGGCCGCACTCCACTTGATCAACCGCATCATGTGTTGGGAAGACGCGGATGGGAAGCTTCTCACCGAGATCGCTGTCGGCCACCGCATTGCGCCGCTGCCGGCGGCGCCGTGCGATGATCCCGGCGATAACGATGTCTGAAGCGGCGTCTATCATTCTCTGACACTGAGCTTGGTGGCCTATTCGCCATGGCGCTGTACGAAAACATAGCGCCGAGCCAACGAACAGGTAGAGTTGCACGACAAGCATTCAATATGATGGTTGAACCCTTGCTTCCCCAACAACTAGTCTGCGTCGATCCGGAATGCGTGCGCGATATCTGGCCCTTCGTCGCTCCGCTCCTGAAGCAAGCGATCGCGAAGACGGGACTTGCTGCGTTCGCGTCGATCGAGCGCGACATTCTCGATGGTTCGTCGTTACTTTGGATCGCCTGGAATGGCAGCAGCATCGCGGCAGTTGCATCGACGAGCCTACAGAAGACGGAGGCAGGCAAAGTCTGCATCATTACGGCGTGTGCGGGGTCGAGCATGGTGCGCTGGCTACCGCTGATCTGCGGTATCGAGGCCTATGCGCAGGCGGAGGGCTGCTGCTGCGTGCGCATCTTCGGGAGAAAGGGATGGAGCCGTATCCTGAAGGGATATGAGCAGACCTTTGCGATCATGGATAAGCGCCTGCCGCAAGAGGTGGCACCGGCGCCGGATGTAAGCCCCATCGCCGGAGCAACGTACTTCCGTTGAGTTCACAATAAACATTGCGGTGCCGCGCGACCTGGGGTTGCGTATGTTCTGGATTTGTTCTATGTTGCCGATTTCCACGCGTGGTGATCGAAGATGTCGCACGTTGAGCCGCTGAGGGGTGGACCAAGCGTTCCCACGTCCAAGGATTCCGGCCGGAGGTGGGTTGGTCAGGTCAGACGTCGTCGGCTCAGGAGAAGCGGATTTGTGCTGCTCTGCTTGTTGTTCATTATCAGCAGCGGAAGCAAGTCGGTGGCGCAAGCGACGGACTTCACGCCCTACGCTCGGGCCGCTGACTTCTGCCGTGGTGATATCGCACGCCCGATCGGGTTGTCTCCGGACAAGCGCGTGCTTTGTCTGGACGGAGTGATCACGTCGGATCTGAACCTTGCTGTCGCGATGGATTTGACAAATCGCGGTATCGCGGTCGCTCGCAGTGCTGGCGGCGATCGCGACCGTGCAATCGAACTTGCGAATGTATTGCGGGATCGCGATGCAGTCGTCGTCATTCAGGATTTCTGCCTGTACGCCTGCGCGAGCTTTCTCCTGATTGCCTCGTCGGAGACTTATGTTCTGGAGGGCGCCCTCGTCGCCTGGGGCGTGATGCGGCGCTATCCCGATCATCACTGTCTTGGATTCCAAGATGGTATCGACGACAACGGCGCGTTTCTCACCTCGGTGCAATGCTCCCCAGCTTACGCCGACGAGAGGCCGACCGAGCGGATATGGTCGCAATTCTATCGAGATAGAATCGCGGGACCCGCCTTCACCGATCCGCCGGAGAGCAGGTTCATCAGACGCGCACTGATGAATTCCTTCCGCGCGACCGGTGAGTATCCTGTCGTGATGTGGACCTGGAATCCGCGTCACCATGCGAGTGCGATCAAGACAAGGATCGTCTATCAGCATTATCCGGAAAACCAGGAAGAGGTCGACATGATGGTGAAACGGTTAGCCATTTCCCGTCGCGTGATTTACGACCCCTGAGCCGTGGTCGAGATGATTTTGCGCTGAAGAGTTTTGAAGATGTTCTCGATCGGTCTGCCAATCGAGAAGTTGATTCTATCCTGTTTCATTCCGTGAGAGTACTGATGACCAGATCGTTTCGAGAGCCTCAATTTCGCGTCCCCAATTTCGGAATTGAAGGCGCATCGCCGCGCAGGTGGCCTGAGTGGGTCAATCGCGATTGGAGAATCGTCCCGCCAGCATCGCCTCCACGGTCACCGCCTCCGTCGTCGTCTCGAGATGGCGATCCGTTCCGCGATCCGCCGGTCGTGCCGCTCTCGCCGCAGCCGAGATCAGACGACATGCAACGCGATGCCGGTTCGGATTTAATCAATTGGCTTTTCAAGGCCTACCGCGCGTCCCGTGGGCAAAGTGCAGGGCAACTTCCGCCACCGGGTCCGGGCGGGTACGCGCGGGAGCCGTTTTTGGACTCGCATCCATGGCAGGTGGTCGAGCCGTCTCCGGACCTTCCGCAGCCTCTACCGTTTTACGCAGACCAAGCGCGGACCTTGCTGAAGATCCCGGCGCAAGAACTCGAAAGCTCGGCCAGGAGCAGGCCTCAAAAAGAGAAGGTTGTTCAGCCGCCAATCTTCTTCCCGTTCGACTGATCGCTGCATATCGCGGATCTGTCGATCCGATCGCTGTTTCCACTTACGCAGAACGAACTCATATCCAAGGGAATATCGTCCATGGGCGGACAATCCACCTCCACACAGACCGTGCAATCGCAGTCGTCGCCATGGGCTGCAGCTCAGCCCGCATTGCAAACGATATTGGGCCAGATCGGCACGGGGCTCAACAACACCGGTCTGACGTCGGCGGAGAGTTCAGCGCTCGACACGCTGAAGAACAACGCCGCGTCGGGCAATCCGTATGCGGGCCAGATCGCAGGCAATGCGCAGTCGCTGCTCAATGGCGGCGGCGCCACCGCGCAGGCCGGCAACGTGCTGGACAATCTCGCCACCTATCGCAACTGGCTGACGCCATACGCGAATGGCAGCATGGTCGGCAACAATCCGGCTCTTGCAGCGCAGCTTTCACAGATCCAGTCGGACGTCGGCAACTCCGTCAATTCGCAGTTCGCTGCCGCGGGCCGCGACTTTAGCGGCGCCAACCAGATGGCCTATGGCAGGGGCGTTGCGGCAGCCGAAGCGCCGGTGATCGCCGGGCAATACAATCAGGACGTGGCGAACCAGCTTGCCTCCGCCGGCGCGCTCTACAACGCCGGCAACACCACGGCGAACACGCTGACCCAGATGCAGCAGAGTGATCTCGCCAATCGTGGCCAGGGCGTAACCGCTGCGCAAGCGGCGTTTGACGCGCAGAACTATGGTGCCAACGCCACTCTCGCGGAGGAAGCTCAGCGCCGCGGCATCCCCGTGCAGGCGCTGAGCCTGCTTGCGCAGATCGGCGTGCCAATTGCGCAGCTTGGGACTCAGGGCAATAGCACGACGACCGGGACACAGGAAAAGTCAGGGGTCGATCAGTTTGCAACGATTGCAGGCGGGATCAGCGGTCTGATCAACGCCTTCAAAGGTAAGTAGGGAGGCTGGATATGACGGTTCAAGCCGATTCAGATATGACAGGGGCGGCGTTTGACCTTGCCAATGCAGGCTATGCGGAGATGCCGGATCCGGACAGGGAAGTGGAACGCCAGTCGATCGACAGCGACAGTACGTCGCTGCGCGATGCAGCCGACCGTCGTTCCGGTGTGGCCCACGACGTTGTCGCCAGGCAATATACCGACGCGGAAGGCAAGCCCGCCGCCGCAAACGAGGCTGTCACACTCGCACGCGCCGCACGGGACTATGCAACGGCAGCGGCCGGTGACAGGCAGGTCGCCGCGAGCGAGTCCTCGAAGGCACTTGCCGCCAAGATCGATACGTTGCGCGCAGAAGTGGCCGCCAGCGATCCCGATGCGCCGGAGTTTTACGGCTTTGAGCAGCCCGAGGGCAATGATCAGCGTGACCAGGAGATCGAAGCTCAGCCAAACGCGACCAACGCTCAAGGGAAGCATTCTGTCGAGCTCGGTCCCGATATCGCGCAGCTTATGCAGCATCCGCAAGTGCGACTGGCGCTCGAGGAAAAGGTGGGCGAGGTCGAGCGTGCCCGTCGGAGCTATGTCGACGGATTGGATGCGGCCATGCAGATCGCGCAAGCGAGCTTTATCAGCCAGTTTCCGGAACTAGCTGGTCTCGCTCCGGAGCGGCTTCCGGAAGCTCTCGCGCAAATAGCGCATCAGGATCCCGCAAAGTTGGCGCGTATCCAGGCGGTCATCGCGGGGAGCGAGCAATTGCGCGCTCGTCGGGATGACGAGATGCGGCAAACGGCGGACGCCGCGCGGCGCAACTTTCACAGCTATGCAAGCGCAGAAGACGCTCGGCTGGAGAAGCTGCTCAAGGAAGAGACGAGAGACGTCCGGCAAGCCGTCGCGCAAGAGATCATGACGTCGGCCAGGGCGAGCGGCATCGAGCCCGAGGAATTGCAGCGCCTCTTCGACAGCGAGCCGCTAATGCGCAATGCGACGTTCCAACGCATGATGTATGACGCCGGAAAGTACCGATTGATGATGAAGGCGAGGGACGCCGTCACGGCAAGGCCGATGCCATCGGTACAGAGGCCAGGCTTGGCGGTGGGCCGAGGTGATCGTAATCAGCATGATCTGCGAACGTTGAGCGCCCGGCTCTCGAGCACGGGCGACCTCAAGGATGCGGTTGCGCTTTATCGGGCGAAGACGGCCGGTCGGCGATGAGTGGCGTGTAACAGCAATCTATCGCGGCCGAACAAGGATGTACCTTGTTCGGCTCCGAATAAAGACGTTGTGCATACAGGATAGGATGCCCATGCTGCTGAGACGTATTTTCTCCGTCATGATTACGGCGACAGGCCTTTTTCTATCGGTCGATGCGTCTGCCGGCGATTACATCGTTTCCTATGCCTTCGACGGTACGACGAGGGAGGACGTCGCCGCGGATGCAACGAGCTTGCTCAACGAAGAAGGGATTACGAAAGAGTGCCAGTATGACAGGTCTTGCACGATAGAACTGGCCAAATCGGATCTGACGATCTCGATCGATGTCCGACGTTCAAGTCGTCGCGAGGTAGTCGTCTATGCTTATGGTGGTCGCAGCCGCAGCGCCGCTTGTTGTTATTTTTTAGGAGGGGACCGTCGTTTTGCAGGCAGTCTTGCTCAGCCGTTGCTGCGTCTGGGCATCTATGAGGGGCACGCTCGCAAGAGAAACGAATACGTCCAAAATCTTCCTTTGGGGCTTCTGTATCTCCAATTTTCAGATTTGAGATAGTTCGACGCGAGAGCGCTGCTAGCCCACTTTCATATCCCTTATTCGTCAGTCGAATCCTCCCGCGATCCCTGCGTTGATCGCAGGGCCGGATCGGCATGTTTCCACAGGACCCATGATGGCCACCATCGAGCGACAGTATCTGCCTCCCCTGAATCCCGAGACGACGATCGCAGAGACAGATCGCCCACGCGTCTACGATATCGTCCGCGGACAGTTGGCCGGCCTCCTCAACGGCGACCAGTCCTACTACCCTGATGGGGTTCAGAGGGATTGGCAGGCGCGGGCCGATGATCTTGACGGCTACATCAACGCGTTCAGGAGCCTGCAAGGACGCGCCAATGATCCGGCGGGTATCCTCGGAGATGTGATCAGGCATCTCAGCGAACATGCCAAGGACCTCCGAGGTCGAATCGAAAGCGGCGGGCCCTCCGATCCAATAGAGTTGCCGCCGGCACTGTCGCCGACGACCCGCGACAGGAACGAGCTGTATCTCTATCCAAACCCGTTTGCTCCGCCAATGGAGACTCTTCCGCAGCCACGACAGGAGCGGCCGATTTCGTCGACCCCTGGAGACGCCACGGGCGATGTGGCGAACAGGCCAGAGCAGCGCATCGCGCCACCGATATTCTTCCCGTTTTAGGGAACCCTCCCTCGACCTTCTCGCCGTACAGACCGGCTCATCAGTGGATCTACAACAGGAAAACGCATGAGCGAAGACGACAAGAATTTCATTGAACGCGCAGAGTCGATCAGCACAAATCTTTACGGGGAGCCCATGTCGCCGGAGCGGATCGCAGAGAACTTTGCGCTCTACGGCTTGAAGAAGCGCATGGCGGCGCTCGAGCGGTTTGACACTGAATTAGGGGGCGAGATCGATTCGAGTCCCCACAACTTGCGAAAACGCGTGCAACTCGTCGATCTGCGTCGGCGCATGGGCAGTCTCCATGAGGCGCTGCGCAAAGCGAATCGATGACCCATCCGCTGCTGACGGCGCTTGCGCAGGCGCGCCGGCGCGATGCGCCGCTGTTTGTCAAATGGTGCGAGCTGAGTGGTGTGCCCGCTTGTCCGGCAACGCCCGCGTCGGTGGCGCGATTCGTGTCCGACTGCGGCGCGCTTGGCATGGATCGGCTTTGGCCGGCCGTTCAGGACATATCGCGAATGCACGGGTCACTGGGCCTTGCTGATCCTACGCTGGGCGGAGTCGCGGCAAGCGCTATGAGCGCAGTTGCGGCTATCCTGCCGCCGCGGTCCTGGCCGAGCCCGTTCAAGCAACGGTTCGACGCGCTACCCTACGACATCCAGGTTCATCTTGCCTCGCACGAAGCCCAGCGGGAGCGCGCGCTGCGGCGTGCCCAGAACGACGCGGCTTCAGTCCGCCAGAAGCTGGCGGCATTCGAGGCTCAAACGAAGGACGAAAAGACCAATGGCAATGAAGCAGCAACGCGTGACAAGCATTGAGGAGCGCATCGCGGAGCTGCGCGCCGAGATCGATGGCATCATCGACGCGCGCGTGGCCAGGATCGCAGGAGAGAACCCCGGCGTCCCGGCCGGCGTCATCCGCAACCTCCTGACCGCCAGGGCGCCGTCGTGTCGCTGCGCGCAGTACATCGAGTTATGCGGCGGAGAAGCGAAAACGCCGGATTGACGGTTTGCAGCGGCGGTTCCTCGAAAACATACGACGGCGGCCCATGATGCCGCCTCTTCACACCAGGGATGCAGGATGACTCTTTATAAATGGTCTCAAACGGCCTCCGCCGACGCGACGGCGGATTCGACGATCAATTGGGCGGAGGGGCAATCGCCTTCGAGCGTCAACGATTCGGCGCGCGCCATGATGGCCGCGACGGCGAAATACCGGGACGATATTTCAGGATATCTCGGTACCGGCGGGACATCTACAGCCCTGACGCTAGCGACCAATCAGGTTTTCGACAGCCTCGCCAGCCTGCACGCCAAGGTCGTTGCGTTCACCATGAACGTGACGAACGGGGCGGGCCCGGTGACTTTGAACGTGGACGGGCTCGGAGCCAAGCCGATCCAGGCAACGCCCGGCGTCGATCTGCCGGCCGGCGTTCTCATTCAAAGCACTCCCTATGTTGCGATCTACAACAATTCCGCCGGGGCATTCTATCTTCGGAGCTTCTTCGGCAATCCGTATTCGATCCCGATCGGGTCTTGCATCGATTTCTTCGGCGCGACGGCGCCGAACAGCTCGTTCGTTCTTGCCTACGGGCAGGCGATTTCGCGGACTACCTATCCTGCGCTGTTTTCTCTATTTGGGACCGCATACGGTACGGGAGACGGTTCGACAACCTTCAATATTCCCGACCTTCGTGGGCGCATCGTCGCCGGCAAGGATGACATGGGGGGCCCGGCTGCCTCGCGGTTGACATCAACCTATTTCGGCACGAGTGCGGCTGCGCTCGGCGCCGTAGGCGGGGCGCAGAGCCATACCCTATCGCTCGGAGAGTTGCCGACAGGCATTACCGCGACGGGTTCAGGTACTGCCAGCGTTAGTACGACGGGCGGCCTTGTGATGCCAGGAGTTACGGGCGGGTGGGCTGGTCTTGGCGCGTCCGGCAGCGGCGGTTTTGAAGGTATCCAGTATAACGGTGTCCAATCGCCGCAGAATATCTCGACGCTCAACGGTACGGCGACGAGCATAACTACCACATCGAATAATACCAGTGGCATCGCTCACGCGATCGTCCCGCCGACTATTATCGCCAACAAATTGCTTAGAGTCATCTGAGCCGTTGATTGTTTCGCAAACTCTCAACTTCCCATAGCGCGAGTTGGCGGCGATCGAAGGGTGGTACCCAATCCTCAAGCACTCTGAGCGGCGGCGGAAAATTATAAGGCGGCGCGCAGAGGTCGATGGTGAAGAAGTCTCCTGTCCGAATCGAACGGTTTCGGCCGTCCGGGAAAGTGGTAGTCAGAAGATATCTGATGTTGGAACGGAGGATGTTGTCGATTGCACGAAAGATCATGTCCTCGGACAGATGAATGAAGCAGTCGCGGCAGAGCAGCATGTCAGCTTGCGGAAGCAGATCATTGCAGATGTCGATTTGAATGAATGTGCGGTCCGAGCGCCCGTGTTGCTCCCGCGTGCGCTCAATCAACTCCGGAACAATGTCGCCCCCGATATAGTGCGATACCGGAAGGTCTATCTTCGATAACCAATGAAGATCGCCGCAAGGCAGGTCGAGTAGGGTATGGATCCCGAGGTCGCCGATCAGGCCAGGAAGGTTTTCTCGCACCCTTTGGGTGTTGTGCAGAGTGGAGCCGCCGCCGGAAACGGTTTCTTTATAGCCCCAGATGTTACGCCGATAGATTTGGCCGAAAACGTCACCGGGTGTGCCCTGTAGATTACGTACCATTTGTGTACGCAGCCAGATCAACGCTGACGTCGGCAATGTCTGGCGCGCGACATCAATGAAGATCGAGAAAAGCGCCGTCTGGCGCAGCCGGTCTAGCAGTTTGTCGAACATACGGTGCTGGAAGCTTCCCCCGTCCCATTCGCGGGACCGTACCACCCCACCCCCCAACTGAGTCAACCCATGGTAGACATGAACGCCCTCGCTCGGGCGAATGCGAAGCGCTGGGCGAATGCCAAGCTGACCCGGAAAGCCGAAGCCGCCAGCGTTGCTCTGCGTCTGTATAAGGCCAGGCCTCGATACCAGGCCGTCGAGCGAGAGACGGGGGTCCCCTGGCCTGCGATTGCGGTCATTCACGAGCGGGAATCTTCCCAGGATTGGCGGGCGTCCCTGGCTCAGGGCGATCCCTGGAACCGGGTATCGGTGCACGTGCCGGCGGGGCGAGGTCCGTTCGATTCATGGGAGGCCGCCGCAGTCGACGCGCTGGTCAAATGTCCGCCCTTCCTCGCGCGCCATAAGGACTGGTCGATTGCCGCAGCGTTAACGGCGCTCGAGACCTACAACGGCATCGGTTACGCCGCCCGTGGCGTCCCGTCGCCCTATCTCTGGTCCGGCACCAACCAATATCGCGCCGGCAAGTACATCCGAGATGGCATTTACGATCCAGGCAAGGTCGATCCGCAACTGGGATGTGCTGCACTCATCATCGCTCTGATGGAGCTCGATTCCGGGATCGGGTTTGAGGGCGCGAATAACCCCAAGAGACCGTCGGTCGGCGATTCCGCGAGGCCGTCACTGACGAACCCGTCGAAGGGCTCGATCGGCGCGTTCGTGATCAACCTCGTTAGAGCAATTCTTGGAAGGAAATGAACATGCGAACGTTTCTCGACATAATCGTTTTCGCTGCCGGCTCCGGCGCCTGCTGGTTTTGCAAGGACCCGGTCCTTCGGTTCGTGACCGGCACTGACACCTTGATCAGGTCGCTTGAGGCAAGGCTTGCGGTACTGCGGGCCAAATCATGATGCTCGCGAGACTCAAGGCAGTCTGCCTGCACTCACTGACCATAGCCTGGAGCTATTGCATCGCGCTCGCCGGTGCATTGGCTTCGATTGTCGACGACCTTGCCGACGCGCTTGGCGATCCCGGCGTCAAGGATCAGATCAGCGCGGCTTTCGGCGATGTCAAGACGACGGGGCGCATCATGCTGGTGATCTCCGTCGTGACGATCATCGCGCGTCTGCGAACCCTTCGGAGGAAAGACCAATGTGGATGACGATTATCTCGTTCCTCGGCGGCCCTGTCGTCAAGGCGCTGATCGAGGCTTATAGCGCGAAGTTGAAGGCCGAGAATGTCGACACCAAGATCGCGGCGGATCTTGCGGCGGCCGAGATCGCATCGCAGACGGCTGAAACCAAAGCCGTCATGCAGTACAGAATCGCAGAGATCGGTCACTGGTATGAACCCGACAAATTGATGGGTTACTGCGTCGCCCTCTATTTTGCGAAACTCCTGGTCTTCGACAAGGTCTTTGGCCTCGGCTCCACGGATCCTCTGGCGGGATTTGCGGCGATCACAGCCAATCTCGTTGTTTCCTTCTACTTCGCCAAGCGTGGCTTTGAGAATGTCGCAAGGATCATCAAGCGGTGAAGCTGCCAGACGACGAAATCAGGGCAATTGTCGCCGAAACGCTGGCTGAACAGCATAGACTCCAGCAGGAGAGCATCGATGCGATCGTCTTGAAGGCGGTGGCGTCGGTGCTGGCTTCTTTTGGAATTGAAGATGATGACCGGAAGGAGCTGAGGGCAGATTTTCAGCACTTGCGCCGGTGGCGAAGGAGCGTGGAGCAGGCGCAGAGCTATACCTTCAAGGCCGTGATTACCGTGATCGCCACCGGCCTGATGGGAGCCGTTTGGCTGGGCGTCAAGGTCGTGCTGGGCAAGTGAGCCTTCACTGCGGCGACCCCGCTGCGTTTGCACTTACGTCATTCGTTACCTACGGGCCGTTCCATGTACAGCATTCGTATTGTCGATGCCGAGGATGATGAGATTGCCGAGATCCTTGGCGATCTGCATCGGTTGACATTCTTTAACGGGGCGTCGTTACCGCAATTCGAGATGGGAGCGTGGTGGCTCGCCTATCACAATGATGAGGCGGTCGGTTTCGCCGGCGTTGTGCCGTCGACCCATGCGCGAAACAGCGGATATTTCTGTCGAGTCGGTGTCTTGCAACGGCATTGGGGGCGCGGCCTTCAGCGCAGGCTAATGAGGGCGATCGAAGCGAGGGGACGGCGTGTTGGATGGGATAGTATCGTTTCCGATACGACGGACAATCCGGCATCTGCCAATAACTTTATCCAGGCGCACTATCGGCTCTTCGAGCCCGAGGTGCCCTGGGCCTGGTCGCATACGCTTTACTGGCGAAAGTGGCTTCGCTGA